AAGGAGCTGGAAGAGAAGGTTGCCACCCTGGAGTTAGCAGCAGCAGCAAAGGCTGTGCCCAAAGAGGCAGATGCTTCCAATGATTCTGACAATGAAGTGCTTGAAAGGTTTAGAACAGACTTCCCAGAGCTGAGTAACGTTGTCGATATTATGCAGAAACGTATCGACGGTGTCGTTGCAACAGCCCCGGCAAAAGCTGCCGAGCCTATCATCCCAGCCCCAGCTGCCAGCCCACCTGCTGTCCCTGAGAATGCTGACGATGATGCCAAATCGACAAAGGCCAATCATGTAGCTTCTATCCGAAAGGTACACCCTGACCTACCAGAAATGGTAAACAGTGGGGTACTGTTATCTTGGATTAATCAACAGCCGAAGTATATTCGTCCTACCCTGGAGACCATTTATAAGTCAGGTAAAGCTGATGAAGTTATTACGATGGTCACAAATTTTAAAGAAAGCTCGGGATGGAAATCCCAGCTAAACCAGGCAAACGACAAGGAGCCAGCAAACAGTAAATTAAATTCCATGATAGAAGTCAAGTCAGAGACTCATACCCCAGCAGGTACTGAGATTGACAAGAACGACTACGATCAGGGAGCAAAGGATGCTGGACTATAACGTTTGCCAATTCGTTATAGGAGAACTACCTTATTATGAGTACAACAACTTATGGAGACATATCCCCCCGTACGGCAGCTTTCGTGGTTCGTGATCTTTTGAAACGTGGCATGCCTTGGCTGATCCTTGAGAAGTTTGGACAGGCCAAACCGTTGCCCAGCAAATCGACCAAGACCATTCAGTTCCGTCGGTATTACCTGGACAGTACTTTTACATCTACCTTTGGAAGTGATTTCAATCCTCACGAATATTTCAAGGGCACAAATTTTAACCCTGCAAACAAGACCTTGACCGAAGGTATCACACCTGATGCCACACTGTTGGAGAGTTCAGACTATGAAGCCACACTGGTGCAGTACGGTGATCGTGTTGTCATTACCGACGTTATCATGGACACTCATGAAGATCCTATCATGAGAGAAGCCGTTGATATCCTGGGTGAGCAGGCTGCAGTTCTTATTGAGAAAACTCGTTACAACGTCTTGAAGGCTGGTACCAACGTCTTCTATTCGAACTCGGATGCCAACCGTGCAGCCGTTGACGTTGTGTTTTCTTTGAATGATCAACGGAAGGTAACCCGTTTTCTGAAACGTCAGCTTGGTAAACCGATCACATCCACTGTGAAGAGTACACCTGCTTTCGGTACAGAGTCGATTGCCCCGTCGTTCATTTGTATTGTTCACCCTGACCTGGAGCCTGACCTCCGTGCCATCAGTTCTTTCGTACCGGCTGAGAAATACGGATCGATGTCTGCCTGGGATGGTGAGCTGGGAAAAATTGAGGATGTCCGTTATTTGACCTCCACAATAATTGAACCCTTCTTGGGTGGTGGTAACTCCGGTGGAACCAATGTCCTTGAGACAGGTGGTAATGCCGACGTTTACCCCATGCTGTACCTGGCCCGTGATGCTTATGGTATCGTGGCCTTCAAGGGTGCCAATGCACTGACACCAATGGTAGTCAATCCTAAGGCTTCGGATTCCGATCCGTTGGCTCAGAGAGGACACGTTGGTTGGAAGGGCTATTCTGCAACAATCATCCTGAACGACTTTTGGATGTGCCGTTTGGAAGTAGCTGTATCTGACCTTACCTAATTGTCAGACTTGATGTAAATTAAAGGATGCTGCCCCGGTCTCGGCTATCCCCCTGGCTGGGGCCATCCTTATTAACTTTATTTATGGAAGGATAAATAAACATGAACTACATGAACAAAAAGAATGAGGACCTCTATGCCCTCATGGAAAAATATGAACTGGATAAGGGAGACTACCTGTCAGACACCGGATCGTTAAACCGGAAGAAACTCAACAACATTTTAAAACTGATCGATGCCCAGACTGGCAAGGCCGAAGGTGTCACTGCTATCAAAGAGGACGGTGAGGTTATTGATCACAAGCCTGAGTCCAATGGTAAGCTACACAAATCCCTGAGTGGTATGATGGTAGAGATTACTTTCTATAACTCTGATGAAAATGACTTGCCCTACGTGCAGCTTGCACTAAACGGCATAGCCTTGATCATCCCCCGGGAAGCAAGGGTGTGGATACCCAAAGAGTTCATAGACGGTGTATTGCAGAATGCAATCATGACCAAGATGAAGATGGACGTGAGCCGTGATGGAAAGATCCGGTACATTCCTAAAGCAGTTCCAAGATTTCAGCACACCGTGCATGACATCAAACACATCGACGTGCTACGTAAAGAGTACGACGACGAGAAGGCAAACAAATAAAACATAGGAGGCTATACCACCAATGGCATTTACAGCAAATGACTATATAGTTGATGCTGCCGATCTGTATGGTGATACTGGCTATGACCGTATAACTGAGCCGACCTGGATCAAGTACTTGAATGCATCTATTCGAGCCTTGATCTTGGTCCGTCCGGATGCCGGGGCACAGACAGACAGCATACAACTCGTGGCCGGTGTCTTACAGACCCTGCCCTCAACAGCATTACGAATGCTGGACATCACCAGAAACATGGGTGTGGATGGCCTCACGGCCGGGAAGATCATTACACCAGTTGACCGTAGGCACCTCGACTACTCTAATTTACTGTGGCCTGCTGCCACGGGTGATACAGAGATCGACAACTTTTCATACGACAAAGAGAACCCCAGAATATTTTATGTGACTCCACCTGTGCATGCCAGTACGGCTGTCTACGTGGAACTGCAGGTGGCTCAATTACCGACGGCCATAGCAGCCACCGGAGACGACCCTGGTGTTAATGATATATTCTTTGAACCACTCGTGCAGTATATGCTGTATAAAGCATTCTCAGCCGACGACGAAGGTGTTGAGTTCCAGAAGGCTATGGCATATATGCAAAACTTTTTCAGTTTACTACAGGTTGAGATGGCTGCATCTAAGGCAGCAGGACCTGAGACAAAGGAATAATAAACTATGGCAGCAACAGCATCAGCAGGATACACACTGCTCAACGACTTCTTGGCAGAGATGATGCAGTACTGTAGTGGGGCACCACCCATTATGCTAAGGATTCATTTAATAAACTCGGCTATTGAATTGTGCAACAAGTCATTGATGCTTAAGAAAGAGGCCTCAAAGATCCAGTTCGAAGAGGACGTGCACACATACACCATGAAATATCCCCAGGATAGGTATCGTGCTATTGCCATAGACGAGGTAAAGATAGAAGGGAAGACTCCCTTAGAAAGAACAACAGAACACGAGATGGACAACTCCATGTTAAACTGGAGAGAGACAGCAAACAGCAGGCCCACGAGGTACTGGTTAACAAACGACCTAAACACGTTACGTGTGTGGCCGACTCCCAGTCAGGACATTGATCTTGATGTCACCCTGAGAACTGTCGTGACATATAAACGTGGTCAGATAGAAGTGGATGACTTTGTGTTCGAAAAATGGCATGAGGTAATCCAGGCCGGTGCAATGGCCAAGGTGCTACTTATACCTGAGTCAACGTGGTTTAATCCAGAGCTGGCAAGAGTAATGGCCCGGGGATTCAGCCGTGGAGTACGTGAGGCCAGGAAGACAACCCTTACCGGAACGGGTAAGTATCCCGGCCGTATTAATCCCCAGAGCTTTATAGTTGTGGGATCAAACAGCAGTAGAAGGGGAGGTACATTGTGGGAATAAAATATACAAACAATGCCGAGGGCACACTGGCAGATAGTATTAACGATAGTGATACCGGGTTAGAGTCGGCAGCACCATCGGCCAACGTTGTTATGACATCTGGTGACGGTCTGTTGTTCCCAATAATAACAGCCGGTAACTATTTCTATGCTACCCTCGTTGATGTGTCTGGCAACGTAGAGATTATAAAGGTCGTACTTCACAACAACGGTAGTAATGAGTTCCAGTCCTATGAACGTGCTCAGGATGGTACAATTGCCAGAGCCTTTGCCATTGGAGATAAGGTACAGCTTCGTATTCCCAAGGTTGTTATTGAAGAGCTACAGGACCTGATCGATGCCAACACTGCACTACAGCATGCACAGAATACGGACACCGGTACCGACGAGACAGACTTCCAGATAGACTCCGGAAACAGTGGACCCAACATAAAGAATAACTCAGGTGTGCTTGAAGTACGGAATGCAGCTGATGATGCCTATGCTTTATTGAAGGCACTTGGCCTTGAGCTGACTGCTGCCCTGTCCGTTGCCACCACTGCTGCTATTGTGGGCATTGCAACGTTCACTGCTGCAGCCGTATTTACCAACGGGCTATCTTCTGGTGGTACTATTGTAGCCGAAGCTGCCCTAACAGTTGGTACTACATTGGGAGTCACTGGAGCATCAACAATGGCTAACATTACTTCGTCCGGTACCTTCAAGGGCACCATTGAAAATGAGTCTGTTGACAAGAAGATGCTTGCCCGTGACCATGCCACACCGGCCACCCCAGAGGTGCCCAACTTAGTGTATGGCACAGGGTCACCACCAACTGCCAGCAACACACCAATAGGCACAATCTTTATAAAGTATACGGCATAAGGGGGTAATCATAATGGCAGAATATGAATTAACGTTTCCAGCATATGGCCCGGGTGTACCCCCCAGAGACGTACCATATGTCAGGGGGATTGGCCACGAAGACCGGAATCGGGATTCCTGGGGTACGGTAAGAAGTGAACAATATGGTCACCTATATGATAATGAAGACAGCCCCATTGAGCAAGATTATACTCCAATTCTTAAAGTGGGAATAGACGAAAATTATTTCTGTGAGGCATTGTTTCGAACCGTTGTTGCTTTCAGCCTTGAAGCCCTACCGTTTGGATGGACTGCCACGGCAGCAACATTCCACATGCATATAAAGGATTTTTTTAACGACACAGACCTGTCCAATGCTGACAGAAGTATAGTTCTTGTGGCTATGGATGAGAGTTTGAAAGAAAGTCCGGATATGAGGGACGGTGATTATAGTGCACTGCTGGCTAACTTTACTGAGCTATCAGACAGGAAGTACATAGCCGATACAGGCAATAGCTGGACCTGGACATTTAATGCTCCTGGCCTTGCTTACCTAAACACTGTACGTCACAAGTCTAATTACCCAAAGCAGGTTAACTTTGGATTGGCTCTTGTGGCAGACGTGCTTGACAATGACCCCACACCTACAAATCGGGATGACAGGTTGACCTACATATTCTACAGTCAAGAAGATCAAGGGAGTGGCCCAGAATTTAGCATGACATATGACACAAGTATAAGGATCAACATTGGTGATGCCTGGAAGTCAGTAGAGGAGGTCAAAGTTAATGTTGGGGATGCTTGGAAAGATGTTACAGATATGGATGACATTCAAATTCAAGTCGGTGACGATTGGAAGGATTTATATTAAACAATGAAAATAACACTCAATGAATTTAAGGGTATAATGCCAAAGGTGGCCAACGACAAGTTGCCACCTAACATGGCACAGATGGCTGATGATCTAAAGACTTCGTCTGGTGAGATACGTGCACTACGTAGATCCACATCTGACGTGGAATTAGACGAGACATCATATAAAACGTTCTTTGAATACCTCGAAGGTGGCCAGCATCATTGGGTGTACTACGATCTTATAGTTCACTGGGTACGATCACCTACATCAAATGACTCCTTTGAACGTATGTACATCACCGGTGCAGATGCAGTTAATGGTAAGTACAAAGCATTTGTTAATGACATTCAAGGTGGTGGAGACTTTGACTTCACAACAGACTTCTACTTCCCAGGAGCAAACTCAGGTACGGCTCCTGCCCTCGTGGTCTCGGCCGGTTCTGATTACGTGGCATACTTCTACACCTATGTCAGTAGATATGGTGAGGAAGGACCACCCAGTGCAATAGCTGACAATGCTGCAGCAACAGATGACACCAGAAATCAAGTCAACGATATTGAGTCTGTGCCAGCAGCAGATGACCACCTTGACACAATCATTGACGGTGAGATACCAAAGGTATTCTTATACCGTACGGTTGGCACAGGTATAGGAGCAGCAGCATTCTTGCTTGTCCTTGAGGCCGAGTGGTTTGACACCGGCCAGGACTATGCTGTTGGTGACTACGTTATATACCAGAATGATATCTGGGAGTGTACCTCTACTCACGTGGCTGCAGCCTGGGACGGTGGTCATTTTACTCAAGGTGAAAACGTGCTGGATGCAGACACCGGTCCAGTGTGTTCGTCTATATTCTACGACAGGGCACCAGATGATCTTACCAACCTAAGAGGATGTCCCGGTGGATTCTTTGTAGCATCAAAGAATAACACCTTATATTTCAGTGAACCATTTGCCCCGTGGGCATGGCCAGAAGATTACCAGATACCGATCGATCAAGAGATCATCGGAATAGGAGTGTACGGATCGACCATCGTGGTTGCTACCGATGGACATATTTACACGTTCTCTGGCCCTCACCCAACATCCTTGTATAAGACAAAGCTGAACTTTCAGCCGTGCTTATCCCAACGTGCATTAGTTGAGACTGACGAGGGAGTTATGTTTCCATCCCTCGAAGGATTTCAACACGTCACATCGGGTGGTGTTGCAAACATAACAGCACAGATGTTTGATCCGGAGGACTGGGTCAACCTTGAAGTAGAAACAATGCACGGCACGTGGTACAATAAGGCATACTATGGTTTCTATAAATCATCTGACTATCAGGGCTACATTCTTATAGACACACTCAATGGTGCAATCACTACGGGTGTTGCCTATCACTGGGCTGGGCATGTGTCACTGCAGAGTGGTAAATTTAAGACCATCTACTCCTCAGATATTGCTGACCCCACAACACTTTTCATATCTTCGTGGGATTCGGATGCCACTGCATATGATAAGTATACGTACAAGTCCCCACTATATGTTCTGGAAAAGCCAGCCAACTTTAAGGTTGCTCAGGTCATTCTCGACGAAGATTTTGTTACGGATCTAATAGCTGCCTTAGAAGAGAGCAGTGTACTTGAGGATCTCAACCAGACTGCCTGGGACCTTGGTG